GTATATGTAACACAATGGCCGCTACCGGCGATTTCTTGTATAACGGGGACGAGGTTGCGACAGTTAATGATTTGTTTATAACCGGAAGCGTGTCAAAAAAGATTAGTATTGGTATCGGTGAATCAAAAAGTGTGGATTTTAACATATCAGTTCCTACCGGATATAGTTTGGTTTCAGTATGTCAAGTAGATACTAATCAAACCGAAGTCTATGTAGGTAAATGGAGTTACAGTTCCAATGAAATCAGCGTTAGAGTATTTACGATAAATTATGGATTTTCGTCTGTGACTATTGATGTGAAATGGCTAGCAATTAGAAGTGGAAATAAAGTCAGTCATAGTTACCCAACACATATTGCGTCATGGTACTTTGATAATTAAAAGGAGGTGAATAAATGTCAATAAACATTAATACCTTAACGAAAGACACTTCGTTTAAGGACGATGATTATTTGCTTAAAGACGGTAATACCAATAGAACCCGTATCATCAGTGTTCAAGATGCCGCTGACGATCTGGCTAGAAGGTCGACAACCGTACTTAAGCGCGCCTCCAATTACGACGAGGCGTTAGCAATTACAGAAACGGATTATATTATTAAAGATAACACCACTGCTCCGGCTCGTGTGTTAGCTAGTAATGCCGCTACAAGTCTGGCTCAGATGGCGACGTATCCAGACGGTAGTAATGTTTCCGATACGGATTATATTCTGAAGATCAACGCTAACGGCAAGCCTCAGAAAGTCGAAGCTTCTCAGGCGGCTGCTGATTTGGCAGAACTAGCAGGGCAGATCGCCGGCGCAGAGATGTTGGAAGAGGCTATTGCCAAGGGTATTGTTGACCAGGCTATGACAAACGCTATCGAGACGACTGTCCCTCAGGCAGTACAGACGCTTCGTAGCGAGCTTAGTGAGGGAGAAGTCGCATCTCAGATCGTGGATGGTGCACTTACGTCGTATGCTGCTGATACACTCATCGCAAATACCGACAAGTTCTATAAGCGTGATACGGATGACACTGCCACGACCTACGTCACAGCTAAGCAGATTGTGGATGCAGGGCTCGCCGCTGGGAGTAGTCGCTCTAGAAACACTCTTACTACTACTGATAGCGAAACTGGTTATGTTCTCGACGCCAGACAGGGTCGTGTGTTAAATGAGAATAAAATTGATAAAACCTCAATCGCTGATAATCTTACTACCAATGATGCTACTAAAGTCTTATCGGCTAAGCAGGGTAAGGCGCTTCAGGATAATAAGGTAGATAGAACGACTCCTCAGCTGTATATTAACACTGCGGCGGCCGCTTCAAGTGTGGATGGGAAACTGACTAATATTCTCAAAACTGGCGCAACGAATAAAACCATAACCGTTAAAGATGGTACTAAAAGTGTATCATGCTCACTGGGTGAGTATGGATTAGAATGGCTGAACGACCTTGTTACAGACAATGTTCTTAGTTTAAAAAAAACTATCACAAAGCTCGCATACATGATGATGGTGCATCAAATCATTCTTAACGGTGATGACTTTACACATCTTAACTCCGCCACAGTTGTGCGAAGATGTGGTAGTATTGTGCATTTGTTTATAGGTTCATTAACTGGATTAACCGCACAAGGGGAAACTACTATTTTTACATTGCCTGCCGGCTTTCGACCAACAAACACTATTGGCGTAAACACTATTGTTCTGGCTACTGTTCAGACAGATACAAGGCGCTTTAGAATTAACGTAAGACCTACTGGCGACGTTGACGTTTATAACTATTCGGACAGCACTGGAGTCGTTAATATTCAAGCTGACATCACATACATTCTCGCACCGCCTCAGGCAAACGTAGAAGTTTAGAGAAAGGAAATCTGAACTATGAAATACATCGTAATCGAACTTCAGACAAATGCTGACGGGACTGTCGGCAATATTGTAAATGCTTATGATGATCGCAACGCAGCCGAGTCACAGTACCATAGTGTTCTGTCAGCCGCCGCGATCTCCAACGTACCGGTGCATTCGTGCATCATGATCACCAGCGAGGGACGCCCTCTTGACTGGAAATTCTACGACCACAGGACATCTACGGAGGCGTAATGAATGGCACCTTGGTTACAAATCGTACTGACTATCTTGTCGTCGGTCCTGGCTTCCTCTGGCCTCTGGGCGTTTCTCACAACAAGATTCGACCTTCACTCAGCAGAAAAAGAAATGCTGATCGGGCTGGGTCACGACAGAATCATGTATCTCGGAATGAGGTACATCGAGAGGGGTTGGATCACTCAAGATGAGTACGAAAATTTGAACACATATTTATACGAACCCTATAAGAAGCTCGGCGGTAACGGATCGGCTAACAGAGTTATGCAAGAAGTAAATAAACTGCCGATCAGACAGCTAGGCTTCGAGGGACACGGAGGGACCAAAAATAATGGGATCACTTCTTAATAACAAACAGTATGATATTCTTAAATGGGTAGCTCTCGTTCTGCTACCGGCTCTTGGAACCCTGTACTTTGCTCTGGCAGGTATCTGGGGATTCCCTTATGGAGAGCAGATCGTGGGTACCATCACAGCGATTGATACCTTCCTGGGTGTGATCCTGGGAATCAGTCACGTCCAGTATCGAACTGGCAAATTCCCCGAAGAGGAGTAACTACCATACTCCGGCACCCGGGTCAACCGCTAAAATGGTAGAGTCACATATTAGGGATGGCGGGTCGCAAGGCCTACTATCCCTTTTATTTTTTCGCTCGGGGTGCTATACTGGCTCGGGGCGGACTCTATCAAGGAGGTGTCCGTTGGGAAAAGACAAGAAAGGAAAGGAGTTAGGGAAAGGAATCTGTCAGAGGAAAGACGGTTTATATTTTGCGAGATGCACGATACAGGGTCAGAACTTTGGGAGCTATTTCAAGACTGTCAAAGAGGCTAAGGCATGGTTAAAAGAGTTGAAGTCTAAGCCGAAATCAAAGACGTCGATGACACTCGATCAATGGTATGAATACTGGATGGAGAATCTTATAAGCGACCTTGCGCCGAACACAAGACGGAACTATGCAGAGAGGTACCAACACAACATAGGCCCTTACATCGGTGATATTTGCATAGACCAACTCAAACCGATGCACTGCAAGCAGGTACTTAACAGTATGGAACCGGCTTATGCGACAAGCACGATTATCCAGACTTATATTACCATGGGCACGATGCTTAGAGCGGCTGTAGATAACGATCTGATTGGCAAGCATCCTCTGACTGGGGTTAAAGTTAATAAACCGAAAAAAGCACCGGATGATATTCACTTTCTGACTATCGAAGAGCAGAATAGGTTTCTTGAAGTGGCGAAGAGGTCACATAACTACAGACAGTACGAATTGATTCTGGAAACAGGACTTCGTACAGGCGAGCTTATCGGATTAACCTGGGATTCTGTAGACTGGGAAAATCGCACTCTGTCTATTACCAAGACTATGGAGTATCGATATTCTACTGGTGAGTGGAGAGCCGGTCCGACAAAGACGCGATCGAGTTACAGGACGATACCGCTCACGTCCAGAGCATATGATATTTTGTCAGAGGTAAGAACTGCCGAGCGTAAGGAGTCACCGTGGTTGGATAAGACTCTGAGTTATCTCGATCGGCGCTCAGGTACACTCAAGTCGTTTAATATGCGGGAACTGATATTTGTGAACTGGCGAACTGGTATGCCTGCAAAGAACAGCTCATACGATACACACCTGTATAAGCTTTGTGACGAAGCGGGGATTGAAAGGTTCTGTATGCACGCATTGAGACATACATACGCCACCAGAGCTATCGAGCGGGGCGTGCCACCAAAGACCCTACAGAAACTCCTGGGTCATGCCAGTATCAAGACTACGATGGACAAGTATGTGCATGTCACAGACGAGAGCCTGCGTGAGGGGGTTGGGTTATTCGAAAGTTGTGTAAAATCTGTGTAGGGTCATCCGGGAGGCTTATATTTAAAGGAGAATAAGCAGATATGAAATTAGGCATTGTAATTTGGAAAGATGCCCGAGTCAGGTTTTATGCGGGTTCTTGGGTCTGATTTATGACTATTTCAGACTGATATTTGTGTAAAAGTTGTGTAGTAAATTGTTTAGTCCGCCCTATAACTAAATACCGTACTCATGCACCCATGGTTTGTACTACTCTTCAGTCATCGTTAATCGTTTGACTAGAAAGGAGAGTACGAGTCATGGGTGATTTTTTGTCTAAAGAGTTAAGCACATCTAACAGATGGTGGCTGCCGAAGTACCGGTATCTGGAGCTGAGATATTTCGCTTTGCAGTATCCTGAATGGAAGAGGAAGTATGCAGAACTTAACTGTGATACCGGTCTCGCTAGTAGGTCGACTGATATTCTGAGAGTCAATGCTTCGAAGGTTGCCGATCGCACAGCAGAGATCGCCATTCAGAGGAAACTCCTGAGCGACTACATGCGTATGGTAGAACAGTCAGCTATCCAGGCTGATCCGGAGTTGTATAGTTATATTCTCAAAGCCGTTACAGAGAATCTGACGTTTGGGGTGATGAAGACTCTGTATGATATTCCTTGTGAGCGAGACATGTTTTACGACCGAAGAAGGAAGTTCTATTTCGTACTGAGTGGAGTGCGCTAATCCCACCATCCTCTTTTTTTTTTTTTGCGCAAAATTTACAAGGGTTATTATGAGAAAGAATTAGCGCTTGTGGGAAAGGGGAATCCCCGGAGCACAAGAACAGAGATGGTGACTTTACTATAGTAAAGGTTGGACGGCGTCTGTTACTAGTTCTTTTTTTTTTTTGCGCGAAATTTACAACGACTTATATGAGAAGGAAGTAAGTGAGACGCATGTTGTAGTTGAGAGACACTACCTTCCCAATGGAGTGCGTTCCTCCCATTGGGCCTTCTTTTTTTTTCAAATCCCAAAAATTCCCTGGTGGGAAAATTCAGAAATTCATTTTTAAAGGAGGACATTATGGAACCATTATCGTTACTCGTTGAAATTCTTATCTACGCATTTCTGCTTATATCTGGAACGATTATAGGTTTCAGATTCGCAAAAACAGAAAAGAAAGAGCCAGAGCCTTCTGGAAATCTGTTACTCACGATCGATGGGAACGAGGTTTCTGCTTTCCTTGAGATAACTGAGATCGAGAGTCTTCTTTACTCAGATATAGCGGTTTTCACAGTCGAAACGCAGAATCCACAAACCCCTTTATGAGCAACTGAAAACTTATATTTAAGAAAGGAGTAAAGTAACTTATGGCAAGAGATGAGGAAATTAGAGACGGACTTGACACATTGGTACTCGACACATTGGATTACGCGAACCGTTGTCCTAATGGGACTGACGAAAAAAAGCGCGCTATTGAAGATGTTACTAAAGTCTACAACGTTCGAAAGGAACAAGCCAAAGCAGACTGTGAGTATGACGAAACGTATCAGCGTAGAGTCGAAGAATTCGAAAGAAGAAAAGCTGATAACGAATTTCGTGAAAAACAATTGGAACAGCAGCACAAAGAGTTCCTTCAGAAGATAGCGGCAGACGGAGTAACTACAGTAGCAAAGCTTGCTGTGTTCGGTCTTGTTGGCAAATGGGCCGGCAATCTTGAAACGTTAGGATCAATTTCGTCAAAGTTAGGTAATTCGTTCTTCAGAGAAGGTATGAGTTTATTGGGTCTTAGGAAATAGTAATTATTAAGTAGCTCTACAACCGGGCCCTGTAGGTATCTAAGCGATATTTACAGGGCTTTTTTGTTTTTTCGGAGGATACATGCGATACCACTATCAGAAGCCCGACATCTCTGTTCCGATGTATGGGGAGATTTATATTTGCGATCATCCTGTCTATAAGAAGTGCACACTATACAAAATCGGCGATTTGGGTCTAGCGGTCATTCAGCAGAGATATAGTCAGACCACAAAGCGAACCTGGTGGAATCAAATAGATGACTATTTTCGTAACGATCTTTATATTCATCCAAAATTCCTCGAATATTTCAAAAAGATGGCAGGACCTTGCAAAGACGGCTGCTATCCAACTGTTACAATACGGCAGATTATGTGGGCTCTGAAGATGAAGCCGATAAAGCGCGAACCTTGGGAAACTTGTTTCGATCACTGCCCTATTTAGAGCGCGAAATTTACAGTTCTGTTTATGAACATGGTTTTTATAATATAGAAGGAGGTGGTTTTCTATGAATATTGTACTAGGCACAAAATGGGGTAAGGCCATTGCGTCGAAAGCTATTTCGAAAGCTTTATTTAAAAAAACCGGCATTCGTGCAGGAATACGAATAAACGAATTGAAAGCTTCCGATGACGAAAATGGCGGAAAACTAACACTTCGTGCAGAAGTTAATATCACTAAAGAAGACTTAGAAAAAATTATTAATGCCATGTAAGCACGTGTCTCCGTGAGTGTCAAAATGATATTTACGGAGACATTTTTTTTTCGCAAGAATTACAATCACTAATATGAAACGCATTGGAATAAATGAAAAGGAGGCAAACTATGAACATCGGATTATTATTCTTAATTGGTGGTGTAGTGATTGCGGCTTTGTTAACAACGATGTGATGTAAAAAGAGACTTCGAAAGCAAATAAAACGAAGTCTCTTTTCTTTCGCAAAATTTACAAGCTTCTTTATAGAACTGACAATTATTTTTATACGGAGGTGTGAAATGATGACGATTAAAAAAGAGAAAGAGAAAAAAGTAAAAAGGGTGAAAAGAGAAAAACACTCCTTCTGGCTGTTTGAGGATGAATATACGTCGGACGTCAGAGATGCGCTCCTCGATATTGGTACTCCGGTTACATTCGAAAAGAATGTAAAGGAGACCAGCGATGGAAAGCTCTTCAAGTACGACATTACTGTTCTCGCGACCAATATGGAATGGGATCTTCTTAACCGAAGACTTGGCGCTCTTGGTTTTATCGGAGGATTTCTTGAAGAAGAGTAAATAGTTGTGGTTTATAACACGGACCCCTGTAGGTATCTGGGAAAGGATATTTACAGGGGTCTTTTGTTTTTCAGAAAGGAGGACGAGTGAAACTTAAAAAACTCAAAAAGCATTTGCCGACGATTCTGTCCGTAGCGGCTGGCGTTGGCGTGGTTCTTACGGCTGTTAGTTCTTCCAGAGACGCAATCAAAGCTCAGCAGGAAGAAACTACAGCAGGTAAAGTTAAGAGTTATATTCCCACCATTTTCATAGCAGGAGGAACAATTGTCTGCATTATCACATCGAATCGTCTCAGCAAAAAGCAGTATGCGCAGCTTCTTGCGGCTTATGCGATGCTTGAGGCGGAGTATCAGAAGTATAAGAAGGGTGTCAAAGAGGTTCTAGGTGAGGACGCACACCAGCAGGTGGTAGAGCATATCATGAAATCTGAATGCAACCCGCCTGATATTTGGGTTAATAATTTCATTGGTGAGACTCAGGAATTAATCCCTTTAAATCTTGGAGATCCAGATACAACCAGAACTTTCTATGACCTCAGGTCAAAAAGATATTTTGAGTCCACGCTTGCTCAGGTCATTCAGGCAGAATACTACATTAACAGAGATATGAATCTCGGGCGCTTTATTAGTCTGAACGACATGTATGCGTATTTCGGTCTTGAAGGTGTGCCGGGTGGAGACGATGTTGGATACGATGTCTGCGATGAGTATTACTGGCTCGACTTCAATCATAAGCTGGTAACTCTGGATGATGGGATGGAAGTCATAGGCATTGAGGTGGCTTTTGATCCAACAGAACCAGAATGATATTTTCAATAGGAATAAGGAGGAATAAGAATGGATAAGAAATTTACAATAGTCGTTCCGTACGAAAACGATTTCACATGTGATACGAATAGGGATATGGCAGTATTTTCGATAGCCACAGATCGAAATTATGTAAACGATTTGCTGAAACTCTATGGCACAGTATCTCTGAACGAGGTTCTCCGTGCATTCCATTTCACAAAGCATAAAAACTATTCATATCGCTGGGGATGGGATTGTAGAAAGCACGGTTATGTGGACGTAGAGGTTATCAGGAATCCCGTAAACGATTATATT